AGTAGCAATAGCAGTTAAACCTACTAATTTTAAAATATCTTTTAATTGTTCACCAATTTGTTTTTTCTGCTCATCTGTTAAAGTAATTTCACCTTTAGCGGATTTAATAATTAATCCTACAGCGGCTCTTGTTTCTTGACCTTCTTGATTAACAGCAAGAATAAATTTTTTTAATTTAGATTTAGTATCATCTATAATACCCTCTTGAGTAATTTCTTTTCCCTCTAATAAATCATTAAGTTTATTTATAACATTTTGAGGAGTATCCATTAAAATACCAATACCACCAGCTTGTTTAAATGCTTTAATATTTTCTGGTTTATCATCTATTAAAATAGTATTAGGAGTAGCATAAATTGCTTTTTCTTTTCCAGATTTAGTCCAAATGGTTTTTATTGATCCTATATTTTTATTTAACCATTCTATTTTACCATTAATAGGATCATCAAAAAATCTTTTACCTGTTAGTTCTTTGTTTGCTTTAGATAATTCAGGAACAGCAGAAAGTATTTCTACATTACTAAAATTATTTTTAGCAAAATCAAACATTTGTTTAGAACCAGGTAACCATTTAGCACTAGTCCAAAATTCAATATTATCAACAGTCTCTGTAGATTTAATAGGACGTTTTTCTACTGTTTCAGGATCAGTAATAATCATATTACCTAAACGATTAGAATAATCAGTCAAAGTATCATCTATATCAAAATAAATAATATAATCCTGATTTTTTATTTCTAAAAGATCTTCTAATAATATTCTAGTAAAAGAATTCATTATTGTTTAAGCCTTTGTATTTTTTCTTTAGCTAATTTTTTCTTTTCGTCAATACCTTTTTTAGCATTTCTAAATTCATTCATAGCATCCTCTACTTCTTTCATCATCATATCATACTCTTTAAGAGCTTCAGTTGCGTGACGATTAGCTTCGGATTTGTTTTTGTAAACGCCTTTAGTTTCTTCCATTTTAATTTCATCAAATACAGTAGCTTCCATTACCATATTTTCTTTGGTCATGCCTTTTTTAGCTTTTTTAACTACAAAGAATTTTCCAATCTCATCAATTGGTCCTTCATTCATGTTTTTTTCTAATTCGCCTTCGTTTAATAAGTCTAATAATTTCATTTTTGTATAAAGTTAGTGATTTTTGTTTTTGCTTGTTCTATAGTATCAAACTCAGGTTGTGATTTAAGAGTTTGTTTAATATCTGAATATATTTTTTCTGATTCTGCTTTAGATTTTGCTTTTTCCTCAGGTGATTTTTCTTTACCTACTTGTCCTAAAGGTTCAATGTAATTTTTATAAATAAAATTTTCATCAAAATCTTTATTAGCATCCTCAGGATCTAAATTTACTAAAGTAAAATCATCACCAAACGCCTGTCTGTATGTGTCTATATTGGTATTTACATCACGCCAAGAACGAATTACAATACTTGGCAACAATGATCTGTCTCGCTGTTTATTACGCTCTAGTGAGGTAATAGGCGATACATAAGTCATTATCATTGCCGTATCGTAACCTAATGATTCTAATTCTGCTTTTTTCTTAAGTAGCATTTTAGATGAACCACCTACACTATCAATCAATAAATTTTTAGCGTCTTTAGTAGCATCTTGAAGTTTAGTGTCTGTAGCTTTTCTTGCTTGACCCATTAACTCACCTGATTTTTTTAATTCATCAGGTGACATGTTAGCTAATTTCATTCCAATACCTGAGGATTTAAGTAATTCCTCATAGGTATCATCTACATTAATAGTAGTAAAATCTGAAGGTACTAATTTTTTAGATATAAATGATTTACCTGAACCAGCAGGACCAGCCATAAAAATTGCTTTTGGCTTGCCTTGTATTTCTTTTAAGAGTGATATCAGTCCAATCATGGATAGTATTTGTCATAAATATTATAAAAGTAAATTAGGATTCCAAATTTCTTTTTACTGTAGTTTTGAATTCAGTAAAGATAGGAGCGTGAGTTGGGTTTTCTAAATCAAATAAACGTTTTACTGTCTTAAAGATATCAATGTTTTCCTCTTGTGTTCTAGTAGAGGTAACCATTTCCCATCCTTTACCCTGCATTTTTTCTTTATTGGCTTTACGTTTCGATGATTTTAACCAAAGGATACCATAGTTGTCTACTTTTTTACCAAAACATTCCTCATAACATTTACCATAAATAGCAGTCTGTAGTTCGTAAGTTGGTTGAATATGGTTTGATGTTTTAAAATCAATCAACCATAGTTTATCTTCAATTTCAACAATCAAATCACAAGTACCTGCTACCTTTAGTTCATCTGAGAATAAATGTACTTCGGCCTCAATTAATTTTGGATTATATGTTTCCCAAAAATCAACAAAACGTAAAAACATTTGCCACACATCAGGACTGTATTGAGGATTACCATATTGATTCATAAAATTCATTTCTTTACCTTCAAGGTATTCTTCAATCATTTCATGAACTTGAGTTCCTTCCTCACCTGCTTTTTTAACAATATGTTCAGCAGAGTAACCTACTTTTTTAAGCCAGTCCTCAAAAAATTTACCTTTAGGATAATAACCTAAAACATAAGTAATTGAGGGATAGTATTCACCATTTCGTCTATAATAACGAGAGTCTGGTAATGTTATTTGTTTAGCATCATCTGATACTTCTAAAATTCTATTGTAAGATTTTTTTATTTTACTCATAGGAAGAGTTTTTTCTCAAGCAAACCTGAGAGTGTTAAGGGTAATGTGTCTGAAATTATGTTTATGAAATTCTTAAAACCCATTTCACTTGGGTCCTTATCGTGCATGTCTACGAGATAAACTTCTTTGCCTTCGTTCATCAGACGCTCACAAAAACTTAATGCTTGTTTTTGAGCGTCCTTATCTAGAGCTATATATATTTTTTCGACACTAGACATTACAATCTTCTTCATCAAGTTTGATTGTATATTTTTGCCTAATAACGGTATTGCATTGCGTTTAATGGCTATTGCATCGAATGGTCCTTCACACAATATAAACGGTATATCCCAATTTATAAACAACTCAAATGGTATAATGTCACGAGATACGGATGGATTTTTATATTTAATTTTAGGGTCTTTTTCAAACGAACGACCTGTAAAATAATTTAAACTTCCACTAGCATCATACGAGGGAATAACAACCATATTTTTGTAAGGACCTGTTTCACAATAACCAATATTGTATTTAAGTATATCCTCATCTGTAATATTTCTGGATTTTAAATAAGCTAATGCTTGACGTCCTGAAATATTTGTTTGGGTAATATTTTTAAATGTTTTGAATTCTTTAGGTAGATTTACTTTTTCAGCAACAGCATATTCTCTATCGGAGGTTTCTGTTTTAACTAAAGCTCTTAACTCCATCATCTTTTCAGGTGATGCTGTTTTTTGTTTAAATACTTGAGCTACCTTTTTACCCTTCTTATCACAAGCCCAACAATGCCAAGGATTCTCTCCTTTTTGGTTTTCAGTAAAATTGATTTCTAACTTAGGTTTATGGTGATTACAGAAGGGACAACTATAAGCGTAGTTACCTCTAGCTGTTGGTTTACCAGTTCCTAATACAGAATTTACTAAGGCAATCAGTGGTTGATTGAGCATAACCATAATATACTAAGAAATTCTCAGTTTACCAAGTTAAGCGAAATCTTTAGTGTAAAATTTTCCTAAAATATTGTCGTTAAAGTATTCTAGGGGATGTTCTAACACCCCATATTTAAATAAATACTTACATTCATAGTAAGTAAGAAGCTTTTTATTAGAAACAAACTGTATGATCTCACGGGTAAAGTCCTCTTGTTTACCTCCTTTAATGAGTTCTACAATTTGTTTTGTAGATCCGTAATATGTTTTCCAATCAGATTCCTTTTGAACTACCTCGGTTGATGGTTTACGTCCTCTTCCATTATGCTCAGCCAGTTCTTTTTTGGTTAATTTACGTCTAACGTTGTGGTATAGCGATTTTTTTCCAATATACGATATCCCACTTGAATTGTGAGTAGTAATGTATATAAAACCGAATGTTCCTTGAGGCATATCCTCAATTTTTTCTATAACTTGTTCATTGTATAACCACATATTATCTATCTATGTTTATAAGTATTGTAGTATCTGTTGTAGGCGATAAAGGTAA